AAATGCGCGGAAGACGTTACGTATTTTTCTAAATATTGTCAGGTAATGACAGATGAGGGATTGAATTATATCAAGCTTAGAGATTATCAAAGCTCGGTACTTAGAGAATATCAAGCGAATAGATTTAATATATTTTTAGCTCCGCGACAAGTAGGTAAATGTCTTTTAAATAATAGCCAGATAATTGACACAAATGGCAATAATATAGCAATAAATAAGCTAAAACCATCAAATAATATAACAATATTAGAAAAATGTAAAAGCTTATTATATTATTTATATAATTTATTGTAACCTTTTTGACTTGGCGATATATAATATATAAATATTATTATGAAACAAAGGGAGGAAGTAGAAAAAGTTTGTAAATATTGTGATTTAAAATACCTAACAAGAGCCAATATATCTCATTTCTGTAGCAAAAATTGTAGAATTGAACATGACAGGAAGAAAAAAGAAAATGAGTTATTAGAGTCAGGAATAATAAATGTTGATTATGTGATCTGTCAGATATGTGGATCCCCTGTTGGTTCTGTAACTGGACAGCACCTAAAAAAATATCATCCTGAGCACAATACAGAATCATATAAACTTTTATTCCCTGGGTTTTTGACCATGTCAGAGAAGTTAACATCTTCAATAACTGCCGGTTCAAAAAATGCAGGTGCTAGAATGAGAGAACCCAAACATCGGGCTAGATTAAGTAATTTATATTCTGGCGAGAATAATCCAATGCACAAATCAAAGACCACTGACGAGAAAAGAAGATCCATTTCCCCATTTAGCCCAGATTTTTACCTAAAGAAAAATCCAAATATATCAATCGAATCTGCCAAGAAATTAGCGGCTGAAAAATTAACGGAAACGAAGGTTGTGTCGTGGGTAAAAAAAGAATACTGGATGAATAAAGGCATGCCCGAGGAGGATGCAATTTTAACAGTTTCAAAGAAACAAAAAACTTTTTCACTTGATATATGTATAGAAAAACGTGGAGAAATTGAGGGTAAAAAAATATGGTTAGATAGGCAGAAACTGTGGAAATCTAAAGTATTTAACGAAAATACACATATAGGAGGAGGCAGATCTATGATTGCTGATGAATTAATACTGACCTTAATTGATATTACAAGATTATTAAAAATTGATAATTGTATACTATACGGTAAAAAAGAAAAGTTCATAAAAACTAAGAATGGAAATGCATATAAATATGATTTAACATTTAATACTATTAAAAAAATAATAGAATTTAACGGTGATTATTGGCACTGCAATCCCCAGTTATATGAAGCCGAATATATAAACAGGGTAAAAATGATTTCTGCTAACGATATATGGGAATATGATAAATCCAAAATAGATGCTGCAAATAATCACGGTTACGAAGTTTTAACTATATGGGAATCAGATTACAGAAAAGATTCTAGAGGGGAAATAAAAAAATGTATAGATTTCATATATGGAAAAACATAAGTCCAAAATAAAAAGATTACTCAAAAAAACCATACTTAAACTCATAAGTTTAATAGAGACCTATGAGTTTTCACATTTGGATCTCGACCAAGATGATCCGGATAAAAAGATAATAGCTGAGTATGATATAAGCACTAAGGTTTTATCAGATAGTGGTTACGTTAAGGCGTTCAAGTATTTAGAAACCCAGCCTTATGATGTTTGGTTTATTGAACTTGAAAATGGAGATCATTTAGATTGTGCAGATATACATATTCTATTTGATGAGAACAAGAATGAGATTTTAGTAAAAGATTTAAATCCTGGAGATTTATTAATGACAAGAACAGGTCCTTCTAAAGTTAAGTATATAGAAAATACAGGTATCCCTGTTTCTATGGTTGATTTATCCATAGATCATCCAGAACATAGATATTATACAAATAATATATTGTCGCATAACTCTATAACATCATCTGTTATTCTTGTCTGGTATCTACTTTTTAATCACGATAAGAATGCGATGATCCTGGCTAACGTTGGGGATACCGCCGAAGAGTTAATGGACAAGATTAAAGCAATCATCAAAGGTCTTCCGTTCTTTCTTAAACCTGGAATGGTTGTTAATAATGTGATGTCAATGAGATTTGATAACGGATGTAGGATTTTAGCTAAGACTACAACTAAAACATCAGGTATTGGTTTTACTATACATTTCCTTTATATGGATGAGTTTGCCCACATTAATGCTAACTTTATTGAAGCATTCTTTAGATCTACTTATCCTACTGTATCATCATCAAATGTATCTAGAATAATTATAACATCCACTCCAAACGGAATGAATAAATTCTATGAGATATATCAGGGAGCTTTAACGGGAGAGAATAGTTTTAATCCAATAAGAGTTGATTGGTGGCAAGTTCCAGGGAGAGACGAAGCTTGGAAACAAAAAGAAATCGGTAACCTTGGAAGCGAAGAGCTATTCAACCAGGAGTATGGGAACCAATTTTTAAGTTCTTCTTCTTTGCTTTTAGGATCAAATGAGCTTAAAAAAATTAAGACTAATGAGGTTGAATATGAATGGAGAGATATAGATTGTCTTCACTACGAGGAAAGTTTAAATTACGAGCACCTATTATGGCATCCGAAGTTTAATCCTGATAATGCAAACTCACCAGGAAAGAAATTTGTTTTCTCTGTTGATATAAGCGCAGGTATAAAGGGCGATTTTACGGTTGTTAATATATTCAAGGTTACCCCATTACCAAAAAAAGTTATAGAATCAATCGTAGAATTTGAGGATGAATCAGACTTCTTTGGTCTTGTGCAGGTTGGAGTTTTTAGAGATAATGAAATAAAGCTTGAAGGGCTAGTTAAGTTATTAAGAGGGCTAATAAAAGTGGTTAGCGTTGATAGAGTTAAGTTAGCTATTGAGATGAACTTCAAGGGAGAATTGCTTTACGAAAAACTAATGACTGATGATGATTATTACGATGAGATGTTCTTATTTACCAAGCATTCCGAATCGGCAAGGATTTTAAAGCCTGGTATTAAATACAATGAAAAGAACAAGATGAAATACTGTGAATTGCTCAGAAGCCTAATAAGAGAAGGAAAAATCTTAGTAAATGATAAAAAATGGACAATCCCCGAACTGTTTACATTCGGTCTTAATAACAGGGGAACATATTCTAGTCAGACAGGTCATGATGACGTAGCTATGACCCTGGTTAATCTACCAGGTCTTTTTGATGGCTATGATTTCAACCAAATGGTTGGTGATGTGTTTGATGAACTTGATAATGAATATAAACAATTAATAATAGCAAAACTTGAAGCTGTGATACCGACAGAAAATGATGAATACGAATACGGAAATAGGGGTCCTTCCACTAAAGATGGAAGAAGCTATGGCGATTTCAATAAATTGCTTTAAACTTGCGATGGATCTGATATTCTGCTTTTTATTTCGATATATAGTAAAGAAGCAAAAAATATCTTAAAAAATAATGGCAAATAAGGTTAAAATAGACTATTCCCAGTTTAAAGCCTCAGGAGTTTATACTCTTGAATTTGACGCGTCACAAAGCGTCATTCTAACATCTCAAACGATTAGATTGGTTGTGGGTTTCTCAAACAAAGGACCTTTCAATACCCCTGTATACATTCCAGATCCTACTACTATGATTTCTGTGTTTGGAGACATTGATAGATCTTTAGAAAATAAAGGATCTTTCTTCCATAGATCTATACTAACTTGTTTAAATACAGGTCCTGTATTTGGATTAAATCTATTGAAGTTGAACGATGATACCGATACTGGAAATGCAGACGAGGTTACATACAGAGCATATTCTCTTGATACTGAGCAATATAATGGGGTAGTAACTTCTGAGTTATACTCATCTTACTATAATAAAGAAAGATTTTGGTATGCAGATACAAAATATTTCTTAGCAACTTTAAGTACACCTGATACAGGGAAGCTATTTGCTTTAACCAACTTGGGCAAAACACCAATTAGTATAATAACTAGAAAATCTACAGACTCTTCTAAACCTTTAAAGGGATATGATATCTTTGCATTAGATTGGTATGGAGCTAATAACGTTCCTACTTTCATGCACCCTTATGATTATATCTCTGATTATTTCATTGATGTGATAGCAGTATCTGGAGATTGGACTAACTATGCAGCTTTATCTTTAGATCCTAAATGGTCTCAGTATTTCACAAATAATGGATTTATAAAAAGCCAAATTGATTCGTTCCTTAACCAACAGGATGTTAATATTGTTACATCTGTAACAGGATGTATAATCCCTGATTTCGTGGATCTTAACGGGATTAATCAATACATACAAACATTAGTAAATTCTGACTCACCAGCAACAGGTTTATTCTGTGCTATCGATGAACAAGCATTCGATAACATTTGTTCCAATCCATATCAGATAGATTTAGTTGGTAATCACCTTATTGATGAATTATCAGGAAATAGAGATTTAGCTAATCCCGCAATTAACTTCTTAAGTTACGATCAGGCATTAGTTGCTGATTACCTTTACACTCAAAACGTAATAGGAGTTACTGGAGCTACTGGATTTGTTGGTCCTACTGGAGCTACTGGATACACATCAGGTATGAACACAGGTACTTTATTTACCATAAATGCAGGTACAACAGCAGGTATTGCTTATCAAGCTTTTGCAGCTTATGATCCTAATGCTTTTGATGGAGGATTACATTACCTACAAACTTTAGGAACAACTGGAGCTACTGGATATTTAAGCGGTGCTACTGAAAAAAATGAACTAAAAACTTTCCTAACCGTTAACTCTTCAGATGATCAAAAATACATAATTGGTATAGTTGCAGGTATATCGGGTGCAACTGGAGGATTAATCAACCAATTCTCTTTACATGATTTGGTTAAACTTAAAGTTACTGGAACTAAAGATGTTAGCGGAGAACTTAGAATATTCTTCTCGCATCCTTTAGATACTGCTTTCTATAGATCTCAAGGTATAACAGTATCTCCTGTTTATGAGTTAACTTCTTATAACACTGGAGCTTCCGGAAGCAATAAGCCTTTCTACAATAGTGCTTATCAATTCGGTAACTCTGACTACTTAGATAGAGTTGCTAATGTGCCTACTCCTAATGGTGTAACTGGACCTAATGCTGCTAATGGGACATCAACTGTTCTTCAAGCTTATAACGCATCGCTTTTATTCCAGAATGTTAAATATTCTGAACTTGCAGATGGTGACATAGTTTGGTTAAACTCTGCGGGAAGTTCTGTAAATTATCTCACTTTTGAAAACACAATAGATAGAGACCAGTTTAATTATGTTAATACAAGATCACATACAAACGTTTCTCTAGCTGCTAACACTATAAATGATATAGCTTTTTTCGGAGGCGGCGGTTCTCCGGTAACTTACGCAAGTGATAATATAGGTTCTCCTGTAGCTTCTCAGAAATTCGATATAATTTCTCAAGAGGGATCAATTAATGAATTCGTAGACTGTACTAGGATCGATACAACATCATTCTACGTAACAGAAGACTCTAGCGGAAACGTACCTTTTTCAGTTGGAGATTTGGCAGTATGTACTGACCTTGACATCTGTGTACCTACAACAGGTAATCAACAAAGCAGATTAGCTAAGATCACTACAGTTGCTTCGACAACCAGCTCTGGTACTTATAGAGTAGTATGTGCTAGACCAGTCCTTTATTATTCAG